GCTGTGCTTTTGCTTCTAGCGAAGAACGCCAATCAAGTCCACGCGATCCGTAGACCTCATCGTAAGTCAGAATGCCAGCCTCCAACTCTGCAAGCTGTGCAGCGGAGTTACGGCCAACATCAACATTCGGGGAGCGTGGAGCCGTAATGGCTACTTCGTACCAGTCAGACGGAGCGTCGTTGAGCGTAGGATCGCTCTTGATAGCGTACTCCATGACGTACTCGTAAATACGACGAGCCGCTGACGACATCACTTGATGTCGAGACTTAAACCACACAGCAGACATATCTAGCGCACCGCGATAGACAGTTCCCTGCATGGACTCGGGATAAACGAGAACGTAAGGAATACCAACACCAGCACATACCTTCTCGGTCAATTGTCGCCAGTATTCCCGCATATTTACACCGGGACGTTCCGTTGCGAATTGTTCAAATGAATCACCGTTCTTAAGTACTTTAACAGACGATCCAAAGACTTGCTCGTAATAGTTCTCCGCAGTGTTCTGAGTGGTTGAAGCAGTGCCAGCGCGGAGGTTGCTGGCTTGAACTTCACCACTAACAGTCTTGACGATCTGAGCGACAGAAGCACCGAGTTTGCAAGCTTCCATCTCCAACTTCTGCAAGTCGTCGAGATCGTGCAGGTCGTTGATTACAGCAGAGACAAACGGAAGACCTCTAAGCTGACCGGGACGATTCGGTTCGTAAATATGGACCACCGAGTCGGAACCAATTGAGCGAACGTCTGTCAGATTACCCTGCGTCTTCTCTGAACCGATAAAATACGAGATTGCGCGTCCAGTCTTAGGGTCAAACCGGATACCGTCGAAAACGGTTAAATCAGACTCCATACCGACAGGAGTCGCAATTGACTGAGCTTCGATAAGCTGAAGTCTCGGCTTTCCGCTCTCACCTTTAGTGAGAAGGATAAAGCTCTCACCGTCGAAAAACCAACCGCGAGCCGCTTGGCTCATCATGGTTCCGAAAGACTGGCGAGAACCGATATCGGGATAACGGCTCCAAACATCAAACCACTTCTTAGCTTTGAGATTCCAAGCAGGATCGCTGGAAGCAGGTTGAACCGAGAAGCTAGAGCCAACGGTGTAGCTCTCAAACAGATCTCCGAGTCTGTTTAGAACAGCGTTGTTCTGCTCAAAGAAACGGGACTTACGGACAATCGCTTGACGGGTTGAACTCGTTACATCAAAGCGAGCCGAAGTGTAAGACGTATCAAGATACGAACGACGCAACGACTGACCGGCTCCCTCGTATTTGTTGACGGGAGGAGGGAAAAGCTTGTTAGCAATGGTCTGAAGGATTCCCATTAGCTCATTCTGGTTGTGGCTTCACGACGGAACTGCGTGAAATCACCGTAATAGCGAGTCGTTGCAACAAGAACACTGCCAAGCATCTTGTTGTAAATCTGGAGATCGGAAGGGCTTGTGATGCCATCTCCATTCAAAAGAACCACAGCGTAATCGTAATCACTCAGCAGTGATTCCCACATTTCAAGCATCTCACCAGCGGAGGCGGAACCTTTACCGGGTTCAGCGAACTCAACGGAAACGTCAGAGCTAGAAGTGCTGCGGACAACTTGACCAGACTCAATAGCAGAAGCCGCAACCGTAAGCTTTGCTGTCAAAGCTTGAAGCAAAGTCAAAGCTCCAAGACTTGCGTAGGTAGTACGCAAATATGAACGCTTGGTTGCTACTGTGTAAGTCAACACTCAGCGGACTATTCACACAGCGAATAATCTGTCAACCACCAGAATTTTCTGAAGTGCTGGAAGCTAGATCATTCCAAAGCATGACCATAGCCAACTGCATCAACTCACAGTCGTGCAAATGGTCTGGCCAGCGAGTGTTTCGCTTGAACCACAAGTGTTTGATTCTTCCCGCTCTGTTAGCTGTTGGTTTTAGAACGTGAGAGTCCAAGTGCTTCCAGTAGGTGTCTGAATCGCTCGCAAATGCTCCTTCAGCCTCAAGCGGTGCGGGTAGACTGCAAACGGTCCATTGATGACTTTCGGACCCTTTACGGAGCCGCTGGAGAACCTCTCGCATATGCTCAGTGTCAAAGACCAAGAGAGGCTGGACCGCATCAGTCCGCATTGACGTTGAAGTCGTAATGCCAAACGGATGGATTGCGCCAGTCTTGCTGGTAAATCGCGCTCCAGTCTCGCGTCCCTTCATCGGCATCCAACCGATAAGCATGGGCTTTCTCAACCCTCCCTCTGGCGGATAACGGAGACCGCAGGGATATGTGATGGGATTGACGCTACTCTGTGAGAACTCAGCGCAAGCATCATAGACAGCTTGAGTGTTGAAACCGGAATCAACACCAACGTCCATGTCGTGGACGTTGTATTGCAATTGCACTCTTCGCAATGCAGCGAAGTCATCAGCGTGACCGGCAGCAACCAAACGGGAGTTTCCTTTGCTCCACTCTCGGCAGACCCACCAGATAAACGGAGCAGCGGCTTGCACGTCGGCGGTTAGGTAGCGTCTGGCTTCAGGGAGTCCAGCATCGGACACGATCTCAACCCGCTCTTGTTGCGACTCTTGATTTTCCCACGGTTCCGCGAGCATACCGTTGATGAATCCCTGCAATCCCATCATTGAGCTTTTGGCTTCCAAGAACGAGACGGCCAAGTGTCCCCAAGTGCATTTGCGGTCTGGGGAGTAAAGAGACGACAAGTGGTAAGATCGGACACTCGGCAAGCTCGCTTGATTCTCGGGAATCCACTTCCCATGGCGCAACGCTGCCACTTTATGGGAATCCGAAATCTTACCCTGACACAGTTGGCAAACGTAGTGAGCAGATGTCCGTATTTGCTGCCAGTCTGGCCTTCCTTCTTCAGTCTTCGCGTTGTCCCAAGTGACTTGCTTCCACTCCAGCTTGATGTATTCCGCGCAATGCGGACATGGGATGTAATACCGTCGCTGGTCGCCCCTAAGATAACGCTGCCAGATTCTTCCCTCTGAGGTTGTCGGAGTTGAAGTAAAGAACGCTTTGGAACTGCTGAACGCTTTAAGCCGCTGCTCTGCGAGGTCCAGCGCATCAGCTTCTTTCGCTGTTGCTTCAGCGAATTTGTCCACTTCATCTGCGACCAAGATTCGCACCGGACGGGAAGCTAGATTTGCCGGTGAGTTTGAACCGACAAAGGTCAGAGTACATCGGTCAAATTGCTGCTCCAGATTCGTCATCTGGTCTTGATCCGTTGGGAACCGCGCAACCAATGCGGGACAATCTTCCAGCAATGGCATCCAGCGCGATTTGCTGAAGCTTCGAGCCAGATTCTCTGAAGGCATTAGCCACAAAGCAGGGCTAGGTTCTGTGTCAATTGCCCACGCTAGACCAGCCATCAAAGTGGTGGTCTTGCTGGTCTGAGATCCCCAGCAGAGCGTAACCTCAGACACTGACGGATCTTTCCAGCATTCCAATGGTTCTCGGCAATACGGACGAACAGCGGTTGAGAAAGGTCCGGGATGTTCCGTTTGCCGCTGAGTCAACGTCAGGTTGGCTTCACTCCACTCGACAACCGTTTGCCGTGGAGATGGACGGTAAATCTGACGACGGAACTCTAGGATTTCTCGCTGTAGATCAAGCATCAGAACAACTCCGTATTGGATTCTTCAATCCGATGCTTTCGAGCCTCAGCCATGTTTAAGAACGCCATACGCTCGTTGACTCCATCCATTAGCTTGTCTCGCAACTGCACGTTGCAGCCCCAAGTTGCGTTTTCGTTGAAGATTTCAATCATCAGCACCAGACCGTCTGGTTCCAAGTGCAGGATTCCCCAGAACGGAATCTTGCAATGCTTCGTAATCTCAAGAGCGGCTTGAAGCTTACTCCATGAAATCATCCATTGATTGCCGTAGGTTGACTCAAGCTTTGCTAGTCCGTAATTCCGAGATTTAACCTCATAGCTTCCGGTAATTACGCCAGAGTTTTGGTTCCAGATGAACCCATCAATGCGCGAAGGCTTGTCATCTGCAATTGGCAAAAACCGTAGAACCGTGTCACGCTCAATGGCTCGCAGCGCGATCTTGTTTTGACGGAGAGCCTCCAACCCTCGCGGCTTCTGGCAGTTCAGGATTTCCATGGGTCAGTCTGGTGCAACGTCTTGAGGCAAACATCTTGGACCCAACGCTCTAGCTCCCGCTCAGCGTGTTCTGGGTCATGTGGTGCAATGCGTCCAGCCAACTGCTTAGGCATCGACTTTAACAACTGAGCCACAGCCCCGTCATGGTCCAGCATGGCTTTCTTAACCCAATCGCCAGAGACCAGTTTGCGCTCTCGTTCTGCAAGATCCAGAACGTCCTGTTTTGAGTTAATGAGATTCTTGGCGGCGGTGGAATGCACCGAGACCATGCGTCCAGCGTCCAGAGATCGCGCTCTAAGGCTTTCAACGGCTAGACCATACGCTGCTCGCTCAATCTCCTTTTGTCGCTCATACGCTCCCTGCGGAGTGTCGTTGGCCACCTGCGAGCGATCAACCTTCTCTTCGGCTTCCGGTGGTCGATAAGGTCCGTCTATCGGTTCAGATCGAATGTGGCTTGCTTCGATAGCAGCTTTCCTCCTTTGCGCTCCAGAGCCTCTCCAAGCGTCCGCTGCTTCTGCTGAGTCCAAAGGCATACCTTTAGAGACCAACTGAGAAACGCGACCTTTGGTCAGACCGCTGTGTTTGACGTATTCGCTTTGGGTCATCGCAACATCATTGGAAGCTCATCGCGCTTCATCTTGAGCAACTCGTTCAGACCTTTCTTGACCGTGTTGTAAGTCGGTTGCTTCGGGTCTGGTTGATAAAATAGAGCCACTTGATCGACGGTGAACGATCCGCTTTTGATGCGCTCAAGATGCCACTTTAAGGTGGAATGCCCGATGTTCAAAAGTAAGTAGTCGGTAGCTAGTGACATTTGGTTTATAATACAATAGCGAGTTTGATCGCGGAGGGAGATCGGTCCCGCGCGATCACC